GCAAAGGTATGCAACTGGCTCTGGAACTGTTATTGAGATCACGCCAGCTTGGCTGGGTGTTGGCTGCTCCAGGTATTGAGCGTAAACACGATCAGCGACAAGGGCGGCAAAGTGCTCAATGTCACCATGCAAGGTCAGGCCGTTGGCCTCGATCAGTTTAAAGATTTCGTCTTTGTTCATGACGACCACCATGCCACCAAGAGTGCAGCCAAGCCAACGCCAATGGCCAAGGCGGTCAAATAATCCAAGAGGGTTTCGGTTGAGGGTTTCATCGGTTTCTTTCGTTTAAGTTGAACAGGTGTAACAATGGTAGACACAATTAAATTATGTTGCAAGAACTAATTCTGTCCATGTTGTTTTTTAGCATATAGCGCAATTAGAATGCGACCATGCAATCAATTCACGACATTAAAGCTAAGGCCAAAGCTCACAAGATCACCATGTCTGCGGTGTGCAATGAGGCTGGCATCCAACAGTCCCAAGTGAGCCGGTGGCTGTCTGGGACTGTTGAGCCATTGTGGACATCAGTCAATCAATTGCACTTAGCCCTTGAGAAACTGATCGACAGATCACCAGTCGCTATCGACTGACTCGGCCACTGGTGCAGAGCCTTTGCCGGCCACCACGCCAAAGTCACTGGCCGCTGAAGGCTTTGCACCACCCAGCGAGTCACCTTTGCTTAAAAGCATGATGTTGTTCAAACCATACGACACGCCCTTGTTGCCTGCCTGGTCATAGGCATAGGCATTCAAGGAAACGCGGCCATAGTCGCCAGAGACAATATCTTGTGATCCAAGAATGTCATGGCCATGGGCATCCACTGCACCAGGTTTGTTAGTGCTTTTGGTGTTGAAAAAGTAATGGCCTGCATACTCAGCCCCCAGTGGTGATCCATCAGATTTGGTCTCAGTGTCGCCATCACGCAAGGGATTGCGAACAGTTTTGGGAATCTTGTCCCCAAACTTGGCGGTCAATGCGGCCTTGGCTGCCGCTTTCAATTGGTTCACAGTGTCAAGGTCTGTCTTTGGGACAAGCACTTGCGTTGAGAACTCTTCTTTGCCGTTCATCTCATTCTTACGAGCAGTCAATGCTGAGAAATAAGAGAAGCGGACTTTGCCGGTTACAACTCTAGTCATGGTTTTTTCCTTTTAAGGGTTTAGGTTTTTACGTTTCTGTCGTTAAACAGAAATTGCACTTTAGCACAAATCGGATATGATGCACACAAATTAAACGAAGGAAACGATCATGCAGTTATTCCCCCATCAGCAAGAAGCAAAGCTCTTTTTGCTGTCTAGGCGCAGGGCCATACTGGCCGACCAGCCAAGGGTGGGCAAGACGCTACCCACAGCAGCTGCTGCACTTGAAAACCTACCGGCCCTTATCGTTTGCCCAGCCATTGCCAAGACAGTCTGGGAGTCTGCCTTTGCTAGGCTGGCGCCAAACGTCTCGGTCAATGTGGTCAATGGAAAACGCGAGGCATCAGAGGTAAACAGTGCCGATGTGACCATCATTAACTATGATGTTTTGCAATACGGCATTACGAATGTGGACAGATATAACACTCTAGTTTTGGATGAGTGCCACAGAATCAAGAATCCAAAAGCCCAAAGAACGAAGGCTGCAATGCTGGCCATGAAGAAAGTGGACCATGTCTATGCCCTCAGTGGCACACCCATTCCAAACAGGCCCATTGAGCTGTGGCCCATCTTGCATGGCCTTGGCATTTACCGAGGCGGCTGGTTTGACTTTGCTGCCCGATACGCAAAGATGTGGTCAGCGCCATGGGGCTTGGATACCAGTGGCGCATCTAACCTGGTCGAACTCAAAGAGCTGATGAAGCCTCATGTCCTGAGACGCAAAAAAGAAAACATCTTCAAAGACTATCGTGATCCACAAGTCAGCCTGATCACCTTTGACCTACCTAATGACAAACGCGAGCAAACCTTTGATGCCGATGCCTTGATGGCAAACCCCAATGCCTTGCTCGCCTTTGAGGGTCTGGCCGAGATCATGCGCGAGGCTGGGATGCGCAAGGTCAAAGCCGCCAGTGAATTCATCGATGACCTCTTGCAGGCCAACGAGCCGGTGGTGGTCTTTGCGCATCACAAGGATGTGGTGGCCGAGCTAGAGAAGCTGCTCATGGTCCACAAGCCCGTGACAGTGGTGGGTGACACATCACGGGCCAAGCGCGACAAGGCCATTGCAGATTTCCAGTCTGGCCAGACCAAATGCATCATAGGCAACATTGCTGCCATGTCTGAAGGTGTGGACTTGAGTGCTGCCGACACGATTGTCTTTGTCGAATGCACCTGGTCCACATCAGCCCTAGAGCAAGCCTCAAGTCGCGTTGAAAATATCAACAAATCAGGCATTCCCCCCGTCATTTACATATTGACCATCAAGGCCAGCTTGGACCATACAGTCTTGGCCAAGGTGCTTAAAAAACTGAATATCGTCAACCAGATTATTTAACATGATTCACTATCACGGCACACCGATCACTCCTAAAAAAGTCATAGAAACAATGGGTGGAAAACACTTTTGTATATCCTACGCAGACCCGCGAGACTTGCATCGGTGTTTAACCATAGGGCAAAGTTTAATGCTAGACAACGGGGCATTTAGTGCCAAAACCCGTGGATACAAATTTGACATCAATGGGTTTTATGAGTGGGTTGAACCTTTGTTGGCACACCCACATTGGGCGGTTGTTCCTGATGTTATTGATGGAACAGTTGAGCAACAAAAAGAAATGGTCAAGAGTTGGCCTTTCCGCAAAGAATTTGGAATTCCAGTTTGGCATTTAGGTATGCCAATTTCGTACCTTTTGGAATTGTCAGATACATGGGGCAGAGTTTGTTTTGGATCAAGTGGCGAGTATTGGCAAATCGGAACACCTAAATGGTCAGGAAAAATGGATGAGGCTTTTAATGCTTTAACTAAAACATTTGGCAAAGTGCCTTGGATTCATGGATTAAGGATGCTGGGACTATCAAGTGGCCCTTGGCCTTTAGCAAGTGCAGATTCAACCAATGTTGCACTACACCATGCTGAAGGCATTGTGTGCGCTGGTTGCATGGCAAAAAGAATTGATTCAACCAACCCCCCAAGTCTTTGGGAACAAAAACCTTTACAGGAAAAACTTTTATGATTTTTGCTTTACTTGCATATGCTGTGGCAATGGTTGCCGCAAACCTTTTGGTGGCTACATTTGGGCCAGCAATCAGCCCAATAAACGCATTTTTACTGATTGGACTTGATTTAACTCTAAGGGATTGGCTGCATTTCAGGCTTAAAACGTGGCAAATGGGCGGTTTGATTATCGGAACTGGCTTAATTACTTATGGTTTGAACCCTGCCTCTGGAATGATTGCAGTAGCTTCTGCCGTATCGTTTTTAGCGGCATCCATGGTTGATTGGGCTATTTTTGTAAAAACCACAGGCTCATGGATTAAAAGGGCAAATGTCTCAAATACTGCTGGCGCTGCCGTTGACTCTCTGCTTTTTCCAACCATTGCATTCGGTGCTTTGATGCCAGAAATTATTGCACTTCAGTTTATTGCCAAGGTATCCGGTGGTGCGGTTTGGTCATTTGTTTTAAGCAAATTCACAAAAATTTAACCAGGAGAAACCATGCAACACGAAACCAGAAAACACGCCCGACTCTCAGCATCACGCACAGATCGGTTCATGCAATGCCCAGGCTCTTATCGCCTTGAATCCCTCATGCCTTATGAGCCAGCAGGCGAGGCCGCGGCCATTGGCACTGCCATCCATGAGCTGTCAGAGATCATTCTGTCTGGCAAAGAAGTCCCAACTGGCACTGATCCGGACCATGTGGCCATGGCCCAAGGCTATGCAGACTTTGTCAATACGCTGGTGGAAAACCCCAGAAAGAAGCTCATCGAAGTCAACTTGGATGAAGGTTTGAAGTCTTTGCATCCAGCGCTTGGTGGCACGGCTGATGCCATTCTGGTCGATGGCAACCATCTTCATGTCATTGATCTGAAGACCGGCAGGGTGGCCGTGGATGCAAATGAGAACAAGCAGCTGCTGACCTATGCCCTTGGTGCAATGCGCCAGCTCAAAGCGCCAAGCACCATTGAATGCACCATGCACATCTATCAGCCGCGAGTCGGCCACAGCAAGTGGACAGTGTCTGGCAACCGCTTGAACTTGCATGGTGAAAGACTTAAGTCAGCAGCCGAGCTGGCGCTCTCAGGCGATGCACC